TGTTCATGAAGGCGGCACAGGTCGGGGCCACCGAGGCGGGCAACAACTGGATGGGCTTCTGCATCCACCGGGCGCCCGGGCCGATCCTGGCCGTCCAGCCGACGACCGATCTGGCAAAGCGCCTGTCGCAGCAACGGATTGACCCGCTGATCGAGGAAAGCCCCGATCTGCGAGCTCTGGTGATGCCGAACCGGTCAAGGGACTCGGGCAACACGATCCTCGGCAAGCGCTTCCCCGGGGGCCAGCTGGTTCTGACCGGAGCGAATTCGGCGGTCGGGCTGCGGTCGATGCCCGCACGCTGGGTCTTTCTTGATGAGGTCGATGCCTATCCGGGCGATGTCGATGGCGAGGGCGATCCGATCGCCTTGGCCGAGGCGCGGACGATCAGCTTCGGCCATCGCAGCAAGGTGTTTCTGGCCTCTACGCCCACGGTGAAGGGGCTGAGCCGGATCGAACGGGAGTGGGAATTGTCGGATCAGCAGCGCTACCACGTACCGTGCCCACACTGCGGGGCGCTGCAATGGCTTCGTTTTGAGCGCCTGCGCTGGGAGGCAGGCAAGCCCGAGACGGCGGCCTATCTCTGCGAGCATTGCGACGCGCCCATCGCCGAGCGGCACAAGACCGCGATGATGGACGAACGCGGCGGGGCGCAATGGCTGCCGACGGCCGAACCCGGGGTTGTGGCGACCGCGCGGGCGGCAGGCACCGTCGGCTATCACATCTCCGGTCTCTATTCGCCGCTTGGGTGGCTGTCTTGGGAGGAGATCGCGCGCAGCTGGGAAGGCGCGCAGGGCAATGACGCCTCGATGAAGACGCTGAAGAACACGATCCTTGGGGAGACCTGGCAGGAACGTGGCGAGGCGCCGGACTGGCAGCGGCTCTATGAACGGCGGGCCGACTGGCAGCTTGGCATGGCACCAGACGGCGTCTTGCTTCTTACCGCCGGGGCGGACGTCCAGCGGGACCGGATTGAAGCGGACGTCTGGGGCTGGGGCCGGAACCTGCAGTCGTGGCTGGTGGATCACGTTGTGCTGGAGGGAGACACGGCGCGGCCCGAGGTCTGGGCGCAGTTGTCGGCCTTCCTTGGCCAGACATGGGACCATGCCTCGGGCTGCCGGATGGCGCTGGCGCGGATGGCGATCGACTCGGGCGACGGGGTCACGACCGACGCCGTCTATTCCTGGGTGCGGGCGGCCGGGCGCGGGCAGGTCGTCGCAATCAAGGGCGTGCCGGGGTTCGACCGATCCACGCCGGTCGATGGGCCGACTTACGTGGAAGTGACAGAAGCCGGACGCAGGCTACGGCGCGGTGTGCAGCTTTGGAAGGTCGCCGGGGCAGTGTTCAAATCCGAGACCTACCGGTTTCTGCGGCTTGTGGCCCCGACCGACGAGGAACTGGCCGCGGGGGCGGAGTGGCCGCATGGATTTGTCCATATTCCGAAAGGCACCACCGCCGAATGGATGAAGCAGCTGACCGCCGAACAACTGATGACGATCAAGACCCGGCAAGGCTTCCAGCGGCTGGAATGGCAGCAGACGCGCGAGCGCAACGAGGCGCTGGATTGCCGGGTCTATGCCCGGGCGGCCGCCTGGCTGATGGGGATCGACCGCTGGGATGAACACCGCTGGCAGGGGCTGGAGAACCAGCTGGCTTCCGAAACTGGCCCCAAGGAATTGCCCCCGGCGGGGCAGCCAAACCGGGCTTCACCGCAACACACAGCGCCGCGCCCCAGGGGGTTCCTCGGGCCCCGGCGCGGGAAATGGTTCTGACATGGCCTTCACGCAAGCCGATCTCGATGCCTTGAAGGCGGCCTATGCCAGCGGGACGCTGCGGGTGCGCTTCTCGGACGGCAAGGAGGTGACCTATCCGACCGGCGACGATCTGCTGCGCCGCATCCGGATTGTCGCGGCGGAATTGGCCGCGAGCGGTGCCGGACAGCCCGCGCCGGTCGGGCGCTTTGCGACGTTCCGGAGGGGATGATGGGCCGGAACCAAAACGAGCCGGACGGTGTGCGCTGGGGAATACTGGATGCGGGCCTCGCCTGGATTGCCCCCCGGCGCGCGGCCTCCCGCTATGCGGCAAAGGTCGCGATCGCCAATCTGCGGCGGGGCTATGAGGCGGGCGGCAAGACCCGGGTCACCGAAGGCTGGCGCGGGAGCAATGCCTCGGCGGATGCGGAGATCGCCGTCGCGGGACCGGTGCTGCGTGACCGCTCGCGCGATCTGGTCCGGAACAATGCCCTGGCCGCCCAGGCGATGCAGGTGCTGGTCAACAACATCGTCGGCCCGGGCATTCGGCCTCGAGCCGCCAGCGGCAACAAGGCGCTGAACAAGCGGGTGGATGCGCTGTGGCGGTCGTTCGCAGGCAGCTGCGACTACTATGGCCACACCGATTTCCACGGGCTGACCAATCTTGCAGTCCGGGAAATGATCGAAGCGGGCGATATTCTCGCCCTCAAGATCGCCACGACGCGCGGTCCGGGCAGGACCGTCCCGCTGCACATCCAGCTGCGCGAGATCGACCACCTCGACACGGGCCGCGTCCAGGACATCGCGGGCGGCGGCTACACCGACCAGGGCATCGAGTTCGATGCAGGCGGGCGGCGCACCGCCTTCTGGATGTTCCCGCAACATCCGGGCGGCACGACCCGCGCGTTCCGTCGCCGCTTCGAGTCGGAGCGGATCGAGGCCACCCGCGTGGCCCATCTCTTCGAACGCCAGCGGGTCCAAAGCCGGGGCGTGCCCTGGGGGGCACCCGCCATGCTGGCGCTGCGCGATCTGGGCGACTGGCAGCAAGCAGAACTCGTGCGCAAGAAAACCGAGGCCTGCCTTGTCGGCATCGTCTTCGGGGATGACGAGACCCAAGCCTCGGTCGCACCTGTCGTCCAGGACAGTCAGGGCAACAAGGTCGAGCAGTTCGAACCGGGGCTGATCGCCTATGCCCGTGGGGGCAAGGACATCAAGTTCAACCAGCCTGCCAGCACGGCGGGCGTCTATGAATGGAACCGGGTCCAGATGCATATCGTCGCCTCCGGCTTCCGGGTTCCTTACGCGCTGATGACGGGCGATCTCAGCCAGAACAACTTCTCGTCCAGCCGGGTCGGCCTGAACGAATTCCGCCGGATGGTCGAGCAGCTGCAATGGCAGACCGTCATCCCGATGTTCTGCGAGCCGATCTGGCGCTGGTTCATCGAGGCTGCGCAGCTGGCCGGGCTTCTGCCGCTCGACGCCGTGATCCCCGCCGAATGGGCGCCGCCGCGCTTCGAGATGGTGAACCCGCTGCAGGATGTTCAGGCAGACTTGCTGGAAACGCGGGCAGGCTTTGCCTCGCCGCAGCAGATGATCGCCAAGCGCGGCTATGACCCGGCAGCCGTCATCGAGGAATGGGCGGCCCATGCCGAGGCGACCGATGCGCTGGGCCTGATATTCGACAGCGATCCCCGCAAGGTCAGCAAGGGCGGGAATACCCAGCCAACCGAAACAACCGACCCGGCAACCAGCACCAAACCGACGGAGTGATCCCCATGCCCCCCGATACCCTGCTCCTGCCCGTGATCGGGCGGGCCGCTTCCGTGCGCCCGGAGTCCATCAACCCCGAGGCCCGCACCGTCGAGATCGTCTGGACCACCGGTGCGACGGTACAGCGTCGCCGCTGGGAGGGTTGGGACGAGATCCGCGAATACGACGAGGAGCTCATCGTCACGCCCCAGGCCGTCCGGCTGGAACGGATGAACGGCGGCGCGCCGTTCCTCGACTCGCATGACGGCTGGAGCCTGCGCTCGGTGTTGGGCGCGGTCGAGACCGGATCGGTCCGGATCGAGGGCGGCCAGGGCATGGCCACGATCCGGCTGACTTCCGCGCCCGATGTGGCGGATGTGGTCCAGCGCATTCTGGAAAAGACCGTCCGGCACGTCTCGGTCGGCTACCGGGTCCACCGCTACGAGATCACCAAGCGCGAGGGCCAGCGGGAACTCTGGCGCGCCGTCGACTGGGAGCCCATGGAGGTCTCCGCCGTCGCCATGCCCGCCGATCCCGGGGCGCATATCCGTGCGGCCGAAGCCGGACCCACGGCCCTGGCACCCTGCATTCTCACCCGATCCGACACCCCCGCCGCACACGCGGCCCATCACAAGGAGGCAGCAATGCCGAATGATACCCTGCTTCCCGGCAGCGAACCTGACGCGACCCGTTCGCTTCCGCCGTCTCCGGCACCTGTTGTCCCGGCACCACCGGCGCCCTCCGCCGACACGATCCGTGCCGAGGAGCGCCAGCGCGCCGCCGAGATCACCACGCTCTGCCAGCGGCATGGCCTCGGCCTCGATTTCGGCGCGGACCTGATCGCGCGGGGCGTGGCGCTGGACGCCGCCCGCTCGGTGATCCTCGACCGGCTCGTCGCGCAGAACCCGACGACGCGTGGCGCAGAGATCACCCCGGCGCGTGTCGGCGGACCGTCTTCCACCGACCTTGGCTTCCGCGATGCCGTGACCGAGGCGCTGCTGCACCGCCACGAGCCGGGGCGGACGCCACTTTCCACTGACGCCCGCGAGTTCCGCGGCCTCACCCTGATGGAAATGGCCCGGATCGCGGTCGAACGCCGGGGCATCAATACGCGCGGCATGTCCAAGATGGAACTGGCCACCGAGGCGCTGATGGGTCGCGCCTCGGTCGGCTATCATGCGACGGCCGACTTTCCGTTCCTGCTGGCGAACGTCGCGAACAAGACCCTGCGCTCGGCCTATGACTCGACACCCCGCACCTTCACCGCCTGGGCCCGCCAGGCGACGATCACCGACTTCAAGCAGGTGCAGCGGACACAGCTGGGCGGCGCACCCGATCTGCAGCGCGTGCCAGAATCGGGCGAGTTCACCTACGGCACCATCGGCGAGGGCCGCGAGGTCTATTCGCTGCTGACCTACGGGCGGATCGTGGGCATCACCCGGCAGACGCTGATCAACGACGACCTCGACGCCTTCACCCGGGTGCCTTCGGCCTTCGGAGCTTCCGCCGCCGATCTCGAAAGCGATCTGGTCTATTCTATCCTCACCACCAACCCGCTGATGGGCGATGGCCTGGCGCTCTTCGTCGCCGGTCACGGCAACCTCGGAACGGCGGCGGCTATCACCGAGACGTCCCTTGCAGAGGCCTACCGGCTCTTCGGCAACCAGCGCGGGCTCGAGGGGCGGCAAATCTCGATCCAGCCGCGCTACATCCTCACACCGCCCGGCACCCGGTCGGTCGAAGCGCGCAAGAACGTGACCGCCACGACGCCGATGGCGGTCGCGGGCGTCAACGCCTTCGCCGGGCGGCTGGAACCCATCGAAGAGCCGCGCCTGATCCCGGCGGCGGGTACGGACCCGTGGTTCCTCGTCGCCGATCCCTCCCGGATCGACACGGTGGAATACGGCTATCTCGAAGGCAACACCGGCCCCTACACCGAGACCCGGACCGGGTTCGAAGTGGACGGCATCGAGATCAAGGCCCGGCACGACTTTGCGACCAAGGCGATCGACTGGCGCGGGATGCTGCGCAACGCAGGCATCTGACACCTGATCCCGGCGCGGCAGCCGATGCCGCGCCGCCCCTCCCCCTTACACAAGGAGCCACGACATGGCGAAAAACTACATTATGGCAGGCGATAAGATCAACATCATCGCCGGTGCGAACATCGCGTCCGGCGCGGGTGTCCAAGTGGGCCGCATCTTCGGTGTGGCTGCGAACGATATCGCCAGCGGCACCGAGGGCCCGATCAATCTGACCGGCGTCTATGATCTGCCGAAGACCGCCGCGCAGGCGTGGACGGCGGGCGCGCTGATCTACTGGACCGGCACGGCCTGCACCAACGTCGCGGCCACCAACATCCTGATCGGCATCGCGACGCGGGCACAGCTCGCGGCGGATACGATCGGGCGCGTGCGCCTGAACGGCGCGGGCATCACGCCGTGACGGCATTCGCAGTGGCGGCGCGTGCGATCTTTTCGGACCGCAACATGGCCGAAGATGCCTTCCACCGGGTTGGGGGCATTGGCGCAGGCACCATCACCCGGGCAATCCGACGCGCCCCGGATCAGGTCTCCAGCTTCAACGAGGGGCGGTTCGTGTCGGACACGATCCTGCTGGACGTGCCGACCGCTTCTGTGCCCCTGCTGGCGGTGGGCGACACCATCGAGATGGGGGCGTCGATCTACGAAGTGCGGTCCGATCCGGTGCGTGATGCGGACCGCCTGATCTGGACGGCCGAGGCGCGGGAACTGTGAGGCTGTCGGTCAAGGTTGAAGGCGACTTTGTCGAGATCACCGGCAGCAGTATCGCCGAGGGCAAATCCGCCGTCACGCGCGGCGTGGCGGCGGCAGGTGCGGGATTGCAGGCCGATTGGCGCGCGCAGATCGCGGCGGCGGGACTTGGCCCCAAACTGGCCCGCACGATCCGGCGCAAGGTCTATCCGCAGTCCGGCACCTCGCTGCGCGCGGCAGCCTTGGTCTGGAGCAAGGCGAGCGAGATCGTCGATGCCTTCGACCGGGGCGCGCTGATCCGCTCCGCCGACGGCTTCTGGCTGGCGATCCCGCTGGCGGCGGCCGGGGCCAGGGGCGCGGGCGGCAAGCGCATCACCCCAGGCGGTTGGGAACAGCGGACCGGGCGGCGATTGCGCTTCGTCTATCGGCGCGGGCGGCCCAGCCTGCTGGTCGCGGACGATGCGCGTCTGAACAGCCGGGGCCTTGCCGCCGCGAAAGGCGGGCGGCGGCGGCGCGACGGGACCCTCACCGGCGCGCAGACCGTGCCGGTGTTCCTGCTGGTGCCGCAAGTAAAGCTCGCCAAACGCCTCGACCTCGGCAAGGCAGCCACCGCCTGGCAGAACCGCCTGCCAGGCCTGATCCTTGCCAACTGGCCGGAAGGAACGACCCGATGAGTCCGCGCGAGACGATCCTCGAGGCCTTGCGGCTAATGCTGGTCGGCATACCCGGCGCAAAGGTGCTGCGGAACGAACCGCTCCCCGGCCGCATCCCGGCGGGTGGAATGGTGATCCTGCGCGACGGCGATCCGGGGC